TCCTAAATACTCATCAATCAACGCAAGCGTAGGAACAATCAGAACTATATTGCGCGGCAGATGCCTTGCTATATATTCAAAGGCACAAAAGGTTTTTCCAAAACTTGTCGGCGCACTCACAATTAGTGCGTCATTCTTTTCCATTTGTTTTATGATTTCTAATTGCTCCGGATGCAATACGACATTCTTGTCCAGCTTTGATTGGGCAAATGCTGAGTATACAAGTGAATCGAAAGAATAGCTTTGAGAATACACAGTTAAATCCAAAGCGAATAAATCATCGGCCAATTCTTTCGCTTTCTTGGTAGAGTCTTCTGAAGCCGCTAAGACACGGATATATTTTTCGCGTAGCTTTTGGGTATTGTATTCATTTAATGACAGACTCGTAATAATCTCTCCTTTCCACAATTTTTTGTGTAAAGGTTGCAATCAATTTACTCTTGCTTATTATCGGAAGAGAGATTGAAATAATTTTCGTATCCAAATCGTAGAGCTTAATTGCATTAATACTGGACTGCTGAGTCATAATGGTATTTATATCTGTCTCTGTGCCGTGTGTTATGAACACAGGAATACCAATTGAAGTAATCCCTGCCTTTGAAATAAAATCTTTCATTGAAATGCTTCTGTCAACAAGATCACCAAAATCATTAGCAAATGTCCCCATCTTATCCCGTAACCATCTTTGGCTAAGAATAAGCACAAACTCCTCATCAACTTGCTTTTGATAGGTAGATAAAGATTTATTAATGAGAGCAACGCCGTTATTTAAAGATTTGCTTACTTTTGATTCACCGAAAAGCAGCATTTTACTCTCGGGATAATAAAATACCGCATCAATTCCAAATACACTCATATTTCTGTCGGTAATAAAGTTTGCCTTTGGAATTATACAATTATATCCAAAATACTCAGAAAGCAAATTGCAAAAAATGTACTCTCCGATTTTCCCTATTTTATCAAGCCTTATTTCGATGTTGCCATTTCCTTTATCATCAAGCGTATATTCATCTGCAATAATTTTAAGCACTTCAGTTTCGAGATCCGCCGGTAGTTTACCTATGTTCTCGTCATCCACATAAAGACTTAATCTTTTATAAAGTGCTACATAGTTTTCAACTGTTGGCTCGAATGTCAAAGATGTTTTATTTTCTATGTATTTCAAAAAGCGAGATTCATCAAAAAAATAATCAAACATTTTTTGGTAAAAGGTCGGCGTATCTGCAATGTCAATGTGTATAACTGAATGATCATCGCCCGATGAGTATACATTAAAGTCATTAAAAGAACTTTTTGTTATCCCATTCACATACACCGCCCCCTCTCTCGTTTGATTCTATATTGTTTCCTCCAGCAAGGACCAGCTTGCGCTGCTTATGTCATCTGAATAAGTTTCTATGCAAATGCACAGCTCTTGACTATGCTTGTCCTGCCGGACAAAGCCGCCCTTTAAACCGTATTTTTCTAAGTATTCTTTAAGGGCGTCAAATTTCTTAGGAGAGTAGATGTCGATATCCTGGCTCTCACCAGAATTGGAAAATCCCCCTTTTGTCTCAATAATCCAAATTTCCTTACCTATTCCAAGAATATAATCCGGATAGAACATCTTTGCTTTGCCAAAGTTGTCCGAATATACAAGAGAAAAGTATTCATTTCCTTTATCGCCATTTTTGTACCACCAAGTCACCTTATTGTTTCGCTCACAGAACTTCTCAAAAAGCTTTTCCGGGGCAGAACGGACTTCCGCAGAAGATAAATATCCGTTATAAACGTTTTTCTTCATAACGGTCTGGGATTTAGCATTCGAATCATATGTAAAAAGGTATTCTTGAGGAAACGTGAATTTTTTAGGCACAGCCAAATCCAATTTTAAATTCTGCTGATTCATTTCAAGTGCCATTGAAGCACGAATACTATCTTTTAAAAGCCACTCATTATTCAGCACAAACGCATAAATTTCTCTGTTTGACAAGCTCAATATCTTCTTGTGATAATTGCTGCCAACGACAAACAGCTTACGGACAATCGCATTCATCTGTGCGTATTCCAAGGAGATATCAAGTCCTATCTTAGCTATGACGTGATGATATTCTCGACCATGCTCATGGGTATTTAATGGAACATGAAATGTGACGTCATTCAATCGTTCTGCCACCTTGAATTCCAATGTCGCAACTTCGCCGGATTTTGTGGAACTTACTATGTCTGTATTAAAGTTAAAGCCGTTTGCCTGTAATCGCTTTTTATTTTCGACCATATTAGAACCAGTACCGAATTTTGTGGCAAAATATTGAGCTACTGAAGCTAATGCTTTTGCCGCATCCCGAGTGACTAATAATCCTGATCTCTGCAAGCAGGTAAGTTCTAATGTTTTATATTCATTTTTCAAAAATAACTTCGATGCCGATAATGCTCCATTACCGAAGTTTATTTTAACACCTTCAGTAAACTTCTCATCAAGAGTATAAAGATAGCAATTATCCAAAGCATCAGCTTCATAATGTTTTGCTTCCGGCATTCTGCGTATTCTACCAATTGTCTGAATTTCAAAAGTTTCGTCCATGTTGTCGCGCAATTTAACAAGTATTTGGGCGCGGGGACAATCCCAACCAGTAGCAATGGCCTGTTTGATTATTACTGCTACAGATTCTGCAGTCAGGTCAGTTATATTGTCGATATTTTCATGCTTGTCTGAGAGCCAGCACGCTAACCGCCCATTTTCGTAAGATATGCCTTGTTTCTCAAACCAGCGCTCAATTTTATCCTGTAAAACTTCATTTTTATTTGGTATCTGCACTAATATTAGCGGATTAACTTTAATATCTCTTTGTAAGTAAGCCGCATGAAGCTCTTTCTGCTTCTCAAAAGCTTTTTCTAGTAAATATTCTTCTTCATTTGCGACAACCACATTATTAGCAAAATTTTCATTGATAATCAGCAACTTTTTTATCAAGCCTTCTGCAATTACATCCGCCTCTGGTATGTTTATAAGTATAGAATGTGTCGGCATTGTGGGAGTTGCGGAAGATCGGATGATTTTATTGGGGTTAAAATACTGAATGATGGCATCAGCCTTGATGGTCTGATTTTGGTGACTTTCATCAACAATAATATTAAAGTTAATGCCATTGGCATGTGCTTTTTCAATATGCTCTATAAAATTAATGCGTTCAGTATCTTTTAATGCGTTATTTCCTTTCTTGGTCAGCTTTTCCCAGTTTATAAAGCACACATCGTTTTCTTTAAAGCCGCTTGTCATCACATCGGAAAGTAGCTTAGTGCTTCTTCCGTGAATATAACGATCCATCTTAATCTTACTTTGTTCCTCTAAATCTCCTTTACCTGGTGTGAGCCAAACAAACACGGTATTAGAGTAGCTTTTAAGATATTCGTCCATAAACCGTGTTAAAATAATTGTTTTGCCGCTGCCAGTGCAACTTTTTAATACAATATTCTGCTCTGGTTGCTCCATAGCATCCATTAGAGAAGATATCGCATTTAATTGAAAATCAGCAAGAGTGATGTTTTCCACATTCATCCCTCCAATTCTTTGTAATAATAGTCAGGAATTACATTCACTTGGATTCGGCGTTCTTTTAATATGGCTTCCTGCTCTCCATTGAGTATAACATCATGTCCAAGATACAGTTTATGGCATTTCTTAAATTCGTTAACATTCTGAATAAATCCGGCTAATTCTTCATCAGTCACCACAATGGCAAGCTCTGCGTTACCCGTAAAGTTGATGCCGTTTTCCAGTTCTACCAGTTCCCGCACATGTCTCAAGAGTTCATCAGCATACTCATAATACATGCGCTCGTTGATGGGGACAAAATCAACTTTATAATACTTCAATCTTGCAGAATAGCCTTCGTTATCAATCACACGCTTTATGCGCTCGTAAGTTATGTCGCGGCAGATATTGTTTTCGTTGTTGGTGCAGAGGATGAAGCGGTGCTCAGTGCCACCCTCTGCATTCAATTCCATCACAGAGTGCCCCGTTGTGCCTGAACCAGCAAAAAAGTCGAGTATCGTTGAATCGGAAGCACAACAAGCCCGGATAACCTCTTGAACCAACTCCTTCGGTTTGGGATATGAAAATTTCTTGTTACCAAAAATACTAAGTATTTGACTGCTTCCTTTTGCAGTATAGAAAACCTTTTCAGTCCATATTGTCGGAATGCCAACGCCCTCGCTTTTATAATCACCAAGTATAATGGTCTGATTGCTTGTTTCTCTCCCCACAACAGGTATCTCACCGCTTTCAATTTTCTTTATAATACCTGCTGCGAGATACTGAATGGCATATTGATTCTTGTTTCGCGATGCTTTCTGCTTAATAACCTTTATGTAGCCTTTTGCCAAATCACTCATCAGGCGAGAGGCGATCAGTCTCCAAACACAGGGTATTCCTTTATTGCTCACTGGCCAGATTGCTACACAACCTTCCGGGGCTTCCTCATAGTTAAATTCAAAATCTCTTAATTCGCCCGTATAACTTCCGTTGCGTACTCGGTCTGCCAGCGATAATCCACAGCCGATGATCTGATCAGTTTCTTTATTGATGTATATAGGATAGGCTTGGTTTGGTCGCTGAACTTGGTCAAATGTTGCAAGATTCATACCGTGGAATGGGGCATTTGTATTGCCTCCTGCAAAGCTGGTTGGCATGGGCTTAAAGTCCTGCGGTGTTATAAACACAAGATATTCCTGCAAATAATTGAATCCCCCTGAAGGTTTGCCACCAGATGTCTGTACGGTTACAGTAACAACCTGCTTGCCCAAAAACAGGTTTTCACAAAGCAGAATGAGGTTATTTAGTTCATGATACCCAATGCTTATAACCAGAACGCCATTAGGCGTGAGTAGGTTTCGTGCGATAGATAGACGCCGCTCCATAAACGATAACCACTTGCTATGTCGAAAGCCATCTTCTTTATCAACAAAGTTATCGTCATATACGAAATCGTCTTTCCCCATATTATAAGGTGGATCGATATAGATAAGATCTATCTTCCCGCGATGGGTTTTAATGAGCAGTTGCAATGTAGCAAGGTTGTCTCCCTCAATTATAAAGTTCACCAGACCGCCATTATCGATGAATAAATTTGACTCCTCGGTCAGCACAGGGGTATGCGTGTCTAAGAGTTCATCAATACCTTCACGATGTTCCTCGAACACAAGACCATATTTTTTAGCCTTTATTTCTTTTTCCAGTTCACTTAGATACGTTAAAAGATTGCCGGTATTTTCATCTTGATAGGCACTGGCGATATAAGAACGAATGGCCTTGATTTTATTCACAAGGTCATCTCTTTTTTGTTTTGATATATTTGTCGACACTCTTTCTTCCCCCCAACATAAAGTCCATTCCGTTTATAACCTGTATTTATCAAGCACAGGGGTTAGGACTTTATTCTGCTTACAATAATCAATCAATGCTCGTTGTGCCATTTTACTCGGCATAGCTTTTGCATTCTCCCAGCGGTTAACAGTCGCAAAGCTAATATGCAACTCACGAGCCAAGTCCTCCTGGCTAATATTCAATAATGTACGAATTTCTCTAATCATTTGAGGATAATCCATTTTATTCACCTCGATTAATGTCGCATTTATTATAACACTTGTTATATTTGTTAGTCAATTCGACAAAATTATGCTGTGAAAAAGGATTAGCTTTAACCGAGTATCCCGATTACAAAAATTCAAAACCGTAATATGAAATAACGGGCAATAAAAACGCGTAGCCATTGAAACTACACGTTTTTTTTCATTGGAGCTGGTGAGAGAAATTGAACCTCCAACCTGCGGTTTACGATACCGCTGCTCTGCCATTGAGCCACCAGCATATATGTGAGGGCAGGACTTCCGCCCTCGTTTTCACTTTATCATAACTAATTTATCCTACCTTATCAACAATCACAGACCTGCGAATTACGAATCAGGCACATCCGACTTAGGCTATACCAGCATATAAAGAGAGGCGCTATCCTTTGCGGTATAACGCCTCTCTTGCTCTTCCGTATCGGTTTGGGGTATGGTTCAATAAGTTTCCCTATTAAACCGTGCCTTTTTGGCCGCTTTCTTTTATTTTTTTAATGAACCATAGATGCATCTGTGGCAATTCATCGCCCAAAAATCTTATTGATTATGGTGTTGGCAGCGGATAATAAATATACAGGTCCCGCTTAAAGAAATTCAAAAGTGCAGGAGCCCTAATACCGATCCGGAATTATAGTCAAAGAATTTTTCCCGGTATTCAGGTCCACGGTGTAGATGTAAGTGCCGGCTTCATGAATAAGCCGCTCCGATAATAGGCCTTCGTCAATAATGCTGCGCTGGTCGTAATAATAGGAATAATAAAGCGTCAGACCGTCCTCGCTCAGCCATAGCTTGCCTGGGGCGGCCGTATTGCCCCAGGCATCATCCCGCGGCATCGGCTGATACACTATCTCTCCCTCGCCCACAGTTGATCCCGGCTTGTAAATCAGGCACATCCATGAGGAGCCTCCATGGGGACTGCCGCCTCCGGACCAACCGAGAACGACAGTACAGGGCGGGGCTTCCAACATGCGTGAAATTTCGGACATAGTATCAGTAACCTCCGCCAGCGCTTCTTCGTAGGAGGGCTGCCTGTATCCAATCAAACCGCTGTCGATTTGAATTTGAGCCTTTAGACCACAGACTTCGGGCATCCCAGCACTCAACATTATCTGATCAGCCAGAATTTCTTTGGGAAAGCATTCCTCCACGAATCCGCAAACGGGTCGTGGGAAATGCCTTATCGAATTGCTCGCCAGTAAAAACGCCATCGGCTGAAAGCTTATCGTGCAGCGTCATTTGCATGCCCGTACAATTTGCCTGGAGCGCTGCGCAGGTAATATCGACCGCGTCGGCACGGAGAAAATTTGATCTGTCCATTTGCGTATGAAGTATCCCGCACCAGGCTGCCAATGCCCATGGGGAATCCCACGTGAAATCCCCGCTGCTGTCTGAATATCCAGCGCGCGAAGTAAGAAGCTAAGGTACATTTCGGCAGAAACGCTGCTGCCTGCGCCAAACTTATCAGCCGATATCCCTTTGGCCAGCCCATTGTCATAGCCATAAGAAACATAGCCGTCAGCCCATGCGGGGATATCTTTGAAAGGGTGTGTTTTTGGGTATGTTTTTGCTTCCGTATCTTTACCAAGCGCACGGACCAGCATGACCAGCGCTTCCGCTCTGGTAGGGGCACGGTTCAGATCAAAGTCCGGTATACCGTCTTTGTTATTCCCGACGCCTGCAAACAAACCTAGTTCGTTCAACTTCGACGCAAGATATGTTTCAAAACTTAAATCTCTTATGTCTGCTGCAAATGCAGTTGGTGATAAAGAAAAGCATATTATAATACAGAGGAAAATAATCAAAAATCTCTTCATTATCATACCACCTTTTTACATATAAGTAGCCAAATAGTAGCAATTCGCTTCGCTATTTTGAGTATAGCAGCTTTACGTCTTTCAGAAAACCTCAAGTTTTATAGTTCGCAAAGTGAAATACATCCCCCCTCAGCGTGCTGCGAATAGGATATATACCATGCTTTATCAGCTATTATTTAAGAATATGCGAGCAAGAATACTTTGTCATCAAGGTAATACCAAATTGATATAGCATCTTTAATATTCCTTATAGCAAGTGAAAGGCGCTATCCCTTGCGGGACAACGCCTCTCACCTGCTTTTCCGTATCGGTTTGGGGTATGGTTCAGTAAGTTTCCCTATTAAACCGTGCCATTAGCTGCGCCCTATTTCTCGTTTATTTTAACCTCGATATCATACTGCTGACTCTTGATGAAGATATCCGCCAGCCCTTTCAAAACGGCCTGGGCGGCCTCCCCCGACAGGGTTTTATTAATTGTTACGGAAAAAGAACCCTTGCTGACTGCGGCAGCCGGTTCATGGCTTACCGTTTTTTCAACATTCAGCGCTTCTACCACCGGCTCCGCCTTCGCTTTCCTGTTGTACTTTCTTTTGGGCCTGGCTTCTTTTTGAGGCTCCTGCGGCAATTCCCGCTCAAGCTCCTCCTGTATCTGGAGCTTCTGCTTGCTCTTTTTATTCGCTTTATTCGCTCTCCCGACCGGTTCGCCCAGAACATACTTTTTAACCGCATTGACTACGGCTATTGTTGCAACTCCAAGCTTTTTTGCCAGTTCGACATTGGAATGGGAATACAATGAGTATAATTCTCCCCAGGCTTCGGCCTTCCTGTCTTCGGGCAGATTTTTCAGTTCTCCGTAAGTAATGTTTTCATACATCCTAGTCACATCCTTTTTTGTTTTATTCTATCACAGAATGATTGCCATAACCAAATAAAAAAATACATTAAAATAAAAGTAAAATGGGGCAAGTATTTTATCCGTGCCAAAATGCGCTCCGTACCCCGGCTGAATGCGCAGGGTGCATAAGGAAGCAAGAAAAAAACAATTGAACATGATAATAGCCAGACGGTAGTGTTATATTATTGTAGTTAAAAACCTGTTCAGCAGGGAATTTAATGTATCTTAACCACCCGAAAGGGCATCTTGAGTCTGAATCGTTGCCAGGTCAGAATCGTGAGGATATAATTCTTAACAGAGAGAGAAGGGCAGGTGAAATGCGTGAAATTGACAGTCCATGAGGTTCCCGACGCTGCGGAAACCGAAATAGCAATATACTGCCAGAGTATTGACGAACGGCTTCAGCGGTTAATAAGGCAAATCAGGCAATATACGTATATCTTTCAAGCAAAAACGGAATCCGGCCAATGCCTGGTTCCTGCGGAAAAAATTTATTATATTGATTCAGTCGACAGCAAAACCTTTTTATATGCGGAGAAAGATATATACAATAGCCCGGAAACATTATCCGAACTGGAAAACAAACTGCTGGATTCTACATTCGTAAGAGTAAGCAAAAACTGTATTTTGAACATAGCTTTTCTAAAATCCGTACAGCCGCTATGGAATAATAGGCTCGAAGCACATCTCATCAATGGGGAAAAATTGATTATAACTCGCCATTATATCAAAAACCTCTGTTGATTAACAAAATAATTGACAAAACAGAGATATGAAAAGATGACGCGGGATATCGTGGGAAACCCCGATACATCAAGGGATTGAGTGGGATGTCGCGAGAACCCAATGACAAATATTTTGAGAACGCCGCAATCTGACAATAGGATAAAATAAAGAGCACTTGAAAAGCACTGGAAGCCCTGTAGCGTAAGGGGATAAGGTGCTTTTTCTTATGCTCACATATATTATACCAAGGCCCCGGACAAATGAAAAGACTCGGTGCGTGCTAACGGGGGCGTGCGAAACGTGCATATGTAAAACGTCCGAAACAGAAAAGCCCATAAAATCAAACGTTCGCAGACTAACGCTCCCAAAAAACAGCCGTGCGAAAACGTGCGAAATCGTAATATTAAGGGCCGATTTTAACAAAAAGCAATTCCGCAAAACATCATATTTATAAAAACCATGCAGAAATGCAGTAATATTAAGCATTACACGCGACGCAAAAAATCAAAAAATAAGCAAAAGCAATTCTGCAAATTATAGATAGAATAATCTATCAAATAGTTATAAAAAATCAAGCTATTTCACTTGTGGCGGCTTCCTCTCCTGTGCCGCTCCCTCCATTCCTGGAGGTCGACGACGGAGACGACGTCTGCGCCAGATTCTTCAAATCCAGCTCCATTTTCATTTTTATGAAAGCAATCACCTCTTTTTTATCTTTAGTATTCAATTCTCTAAACCTTCCAAGAAGCTCCAGTTCAATTTCAGATAAAGCCTCATTATCTGAATGTATAACGATTTTATTTGTAGTTCCAATTCCGAAAAGCAACCAATCGGCGGAAATTCCTAAAAGGCTACAAATATCATAAAGCGAATCAGCCTTTGGAAAAAACTTTTCTTTTACATAGTTTGTTATGGTGTCCTGATTAATCCGAAGTTTTTCGGATATTTCTTTTTGTGAAAATTCACTATCTTTAATGGCTGCTTTCAGGCGTTCGCCGAAACCTTTCAAACTCATGCATTTAACCCCCCTTTCAATTAATCCGATTTTTTTCAGATTAAGTATTGACAGAATCCGAAAAATTTCAGATAATATTATAAGATAGATTTATACATCAAAAACATATTATCACAGCTCGGGTATAAATACGAGAGCTTTCTGGAAGAGTTTTCATAATTCTTCTAAAACCCGAAATTGCTCAGATTAAAAACACTTCAATATGCAGAGCACTCCCGCCTTAATGGTGCTCAAGGAAATATTCGGGGAGGTGAGGTTTTGAAACATGGAAAGAAGCCCACGAGGGCGCAGAAAATCAGGATAAAGTTCAAAGGGTTAAACCCGGACAACTGGCTTGTCGTGAAAGACTGCCCGCAATGTTTTGAAGTAGTTCACAGAGTATCAGGAAAGACAAGGGAATGGAAACCAGACAAATGAAACCGAAAGGAGGTTATTCGATGCAGAAGAGACAGCTCACTCCCTTTGGAATAACCGTTAAAAAGCGCCTTATAGAAAGAGGCATGACACAGGTTCAACTCGCTGAAAAGGTTGGCACAAGCAACAAATATTTAAACTTGATTCTCTACGGGGACAGAACAGGCGAGAAGTACATCCAGAAAATAGCCTCAGTGCTTGAGATTGACCCGGAAGAATTGAAAAAAACCGCATAAGGAGAGATTGGTTTGAGGAATATCAGTAACTTTATTTCAGAGCTGGAGAATTTGAAGGCGGAAATGGGAAAGGGCGAAAACACTCTGTCACCCAAAGCGAAGTACCTTATACTTGAAAACAATAAAAATGAACTCAAGACAAAAGAAGAACAGCTCCAGGTCGAGATTGACAGAGAGATTGAGGACTTCTTCGCATATCTGAACATGAAGCAGGCAAATATTGAGATGCTCAACAACCTGAAGGGATACGTCGAGACGGAGATTAAAAAGCTGGAGCAGGCCATGAAAGCGCTCAAGGTTACAGAATGACCGGAGGGGATGGAATGTGTTTGGAGACAAAAGAAAAGAGCGCCCGCAGCCAGCAGATACGCTCTTCTCAAAAACTCTGATGAAAGCATTCATCCTCTCCATTCTACCAACTGAACATCAAATTGTAAAGCGTAAAGGGGGGACAGAGGATTGGCAGAAACATTCATAACACTTGAATATGCGGCAGAGCTTGAAGGCATGAGCTATAAAGGAATGGCGTCAAGGATTCAAAGGAATCCGGGCAGCTTCAAAACAAAAACAGAGTCAAGAGGCGGAGGAAAAGACAGAGTTTTAATTGCTCTTTCCTCTCTCTCGAAGAAAGCGAGACGAGCTTACAAGGAGAGCCTGAATATAGACGGGAGGGATGTTGTGGTCGAACAAAGAACGGGCCAGGAAGAGACTCCCTGGTATATAGACATAGACCTGAATTGGTTCATAGAAAAGTTCTCAAAGCAGTATTACGAAGCGGTCGAGTTCTCAAAGAAGATACGGGAATTTTTGAACTATGGGGACGCAGACCGGACGGCTTTTGCCGATGAATTCGCCCAGGAGCTCGGGATAAGTCAAAGGACGTTATACAGATATTCTCAGTCCTACCTTGAGGCGAGCGCATGGGCTCTGAAGCTGAGCAAGGAAGACGGCAAGAATTATGACTTTTACAAGGTGCTCTCCCTCTGCCGGAAGCCGAAAGAGAAGTTTACCTTCCCTTCCATCGCCGACGAGGTCAAGGCATACGTCGAAAACGTTTGGTTTGACAGGAACTTCGCCGCCAACGCCGGGACAATTGACATGTTGTACTCAAAACTCGAACAGGTAGCTCAGGTGCAGGGATGGGAGTATCCGTCATATCAGACTATCGCCCGGTACATCAATTACCTGATGGAGGAGGAACGCGGCAAGAATGCTCACTTCCTCGCCGCCAAAGGAACAAGGGAATATAAAAACAAGGTCATGGTCAAGGGTTCTCGGGATACCGGGGCACTCCCGGTCATGGGACTGGTGCAGGGCGATGGACACACCTTCGACTGCTGGGTGGAATTCAAGCATCCAAACGGAAAGGTGTCGGCTATCAAGCCGAAACTGGTTGCGTGGATAGATACCCGCAGCAGGGTTATCATGGGAGACCTGATATGCAGGGATGCAAACTCCCAGATACTGAAGCAGTCGCTCCTCAAAATGATTTACGGCACGCCTGGAGGCGTCCCTCAATGGCTGCTCATTGACAACGGAAAAGACTACACGGCTGAAACGATGACAGGCCGGAAGCGTACCGAGCGGGTAAGCTTCGACAGCGAGACGGTGGGTTTTTACAGGAGCATCGGGATTCAGGACGACACAAGAAGCTTGCCGTATCAGCCATGGAGTAAGGCGCAAATGGAGCGCTTCTTCGGGACGGTGTGCAGCAAGTTTACAAAATGGCTATGGTCGTACACCGGGACGCTCTCGGGCTCCAGGACGGCAGGCAAAATCAAGAAGGACATCCCCGGTATGCTGGAGCGCGGCGAGCTGCTCACGATGGAGGAATTCTTCGAGCTCTGGAAAAAGTGGCTGACCGATGTCTACCACAAGAGAAAACACGGCGGACTCAAGCGCCAGGGCGAGAAGTACACGGCTCCGATGGACGTCTTCGTAAACGCCGAGGACAGATACTACAAGCCAGCTCCCCCGAAGGCGTATGCATCCATACTGATGATGAAGGCCGAAAGAGTTCATGTGTACAACATCGGAATCCGCAAATTCGGATACGAATACAGGGCTCAGGAGCTTTGCGACTACATCGGGGAAAAGGTGGACATCAAGTGGGATACCGAAGACGTGACCCGGCTTTATGTTTATACAACGGAAGGCAAGAAGATTTGTGAGGCCGTCTCTCAAGAGCTCTTGATGATAGCTCCGAAAGTCCAGCAGAAGGCGCTTGAGGAACACATGAAGATGCAGAAGCGGCAGCTCAAGGCCGACAACGAGCGGCTCAAGGAATACACAATGCCTTTTGAGGAACGCGTCGCTCAATACAACGAGGCTCCCGGAGCTGTCGTCGGAGCTGCCGACCTGATGATTAAAGCTAAGCGGGACGACAAGGTGGTTGCGCTGCCGAACGACAGGCAATTCGGAAACGAGCTGAAGGATAAAAAGAACAAGGCGAAACAGGACGCCGAAAGCGAATTCCTGAATAAACGGGCACAGGACGCCCTCTCGAAGCTGAGGGCTCTTGGCTAAACAATGAAAGGGGATAAAATCATGGAAGCAGTAGCGAGCATTTATACAAGTGAGGTCAGGTCTTTAGCTGACCGCGTGAACCAGTTCTTAGAATCAAACAATATGACAAAGACCGAGCTTGCAAGCGAGCTCAACTATTCAAGGACGACAATATCAAGATACCTTTCCGGGAAGTATGACTCCGATTCTATGGAGCTTGAGGCAAGGCTTGAAGGATACCTGAGCACAAAGACCGGAGAAGCAACGGACAGCACAAGGCCCCTCGCCCCCGTCGTCAGACTGGAGAAAAAGAAGAGCTTCTTCGAGAGCCGGGACGCGTCGAGTGTGATTGGCGTTTGCAGCTCCTGCCAGGAATTCCTCGGCCTCGGAATCGTGGTCGGCAAGACAGGCCAGGGCAAGACCCATGCTCTGAAGTATTACTCCAAAATGCCCCGTGTAGCATACGTCGAATGCGACGACACCATGTCGTGCCGGGATTTGGTTGAGGCAATCGAAAGGGCTCTCGGAATCCCGCAGACATACGGGACTATCTGGAAGAGAGTCAACGGAATCCGGGAGTTTTTCAACGTCAATCACGGATACCTCCTCATTATCGACGAGGCCGACAAGCTCATTTCAAAGTACACTCAAAAAAAGATGGAAATTCTCAGGGGCATATTCGACCAGTCGGACGTCGGCATGGTCATTGCCGGAGAGCCGAAGCTTGAGTCGATGATTAAAAGCTATTTGGCCCGCTTCGCGAACCGGGTTGACTTTTACGCCTCCCTCAAGGGCCTTTCATCCAAAGAAGTTGAGAAGTACCTGGACGGCTTCAAGGTAGAACCGGACGCGCTCTCCGAATTGGTTATGAGAGCCTGCAACCTTCAGACGGGATGCTTCAGGCTCCTTGACAGGACTTTGAACAATGCTCTCAGGATTATGAAAGAGAACGGCCTGGACACCATCACACTGAAGGTTATCGCCCAGGCGTCGGACATGATGATGCTTTAAGAGAGGAGATAGCATGATGAAAGGATTAAACGAAACCGTGGCTTGTGCAATCAACGGCCTGACAGCCGGAGTATTCAGCAAGGAAGAGGTCAAAGAGTCCATAGTGGACTTTGTGAATAAAAACTATATCAGGATTAGTGAGGAGCTCCCGGTGGCTGTGCTTCAGATGCTCAATGAAACTTTTGGCATGACATTTGAAGTGAACGACGGGAAGCTCTCCATATGAAGAAGGGGGCAGAATATATGTCGAACAGGAAGCGCATCAAGGACGTACCCATGCTCAAGACCTGGGCGGATGTGGATGCGGCACTCAAGGAAATCGCGGAGAAGGAAATCGAAATCGAGGACATCGAGGGCGAAATGAACAAGCAAATCAACGGCATCAAGATTGCTTCGGGGCTTGAGGCAAAGCCGTTACAAGACAGAATCGACAAGCTCGCCAAGGACATCAAGGAGTTTGTCACGGAGCACAAGGACGAGCTCGACGGCAAGACGAAAATCCTCAACTTCGGGAGCACGGGCTTCAGACTCAGCACATCGGTCATTATCCCGAAGGCAAAGGAGAAAATCGAGGCAATCATCAAGAGCCTGAAAATCCGTAAAATGACCGACTGCATCAATGTTGTGGAGACGGTCAACAAGGAAGTCCTCAAGAAGTACAGCGAGGATGAAATCGTCAAGGTCGGGGCCAGGCTCAAAAAAGAGGACGTCTTTTGGTACGAAGCGGCACGCGAAAAGCTCAAGACCCTCGGAGGACTTTAATATGGCAGGCTACAGCAGGGGACGCGCACACGTCCCCAATTTCACTATAAGAACCATATGGGGTCTCGCAAAGTCCCCGGAGCTCGGCTTGGATGATGAAGAGCTCCACTCCATCGTCTTCAGGGAGACGGGCAAGGAAAGCATCCGCTCCCTGTCCCAGGGTGAAATCAATATCGTGTGCAGCGAGCTCTCCAGACTCAAAGACAGCGTCAAGAAAGGCAACGGCGGCAATAGGCAGGGCATGGCGACGAATAACCAGCTCTACCTCATTAAGAAGCTGGAGGAGGAGCTCGGGTGGGCCGACAATCCCAAAAGGTTGAAGGCGTTCATGCTCAAGTACTATAACCGGGCGAGCGTCAAGTGGCTGACCTTCAGGGAAGCCTCAAGCCTGATTGAGAGCCTGAAGAAAATGAAGCAAAAAGGGGCAAAGGAGGGAAATGAGGACAGCAATTTACAGGGGTGACATTGCCGAAGTCGAGGACGCTTCCGGCCTCCTCGTACATATACGGGCCGGGGACATTACAAATTGCGTCGCAAAAGACTCAATCATCCTGGTTCCCGATGAAGCCTTCCAGGCTGTAAAGCCGGAGTATGACGTCGTCAAGGCTGAAATATCGGGCATAGTCACAAGACTGAGGAACCTTGATGAAGGATACGACCGGAAAAAGGACGAGTACAGGGATAACACGGAAAGGCTCTGGAAACTCCGCGAGGAATACCAAAGGAAAAAGGAAGCCTTGAGGGAAATGCTGGTCGAGGCACGCAGGAAGGAAATCTCCATAGTCAGCAGGCTAATCAAGGAGTCCCTGAAGGAACGGGAGATAAATAACAAACAAGAAGGAAGGCGAGAGAATGGTTCGGTGGAAATGTCCTCACTGCTCGAAGAGGATGTTTAGCTCCTGGGAGGCATCCGACAAAGCAAAGGTAAAATGTATCCATTGCGGCAGGGAGTTTGACAATCCGTATTACAAGCCAGGAATTGAGAGCAAAGCTTCTCAACAAAATGACAAAATGATAAACCAAAAAAATTTGAGAGGTTATAAGTATGACAAACGAGTTGATTTTTGATTCTTTCGGGAAACCCAGCGTAATGGTAAAAGTTCCAAAGTTTTATCTGGATGAAGTTATTGACGGCGCTCCCCATATTCCCCATCCCGCCTTTATCGTGGACGGGGCTGAGATACCGGAGATTTACGTCTCTAAGTATCAGAATATCGTAGTTGACGGCAGGGCATACAGTCTCCCTTATCAGCAACCAGCAGTCAGCATTAATTTTGACGATGCGAAAAAAGCTTGCGAGGGCAAGGGTAAAGGCTGGCATTTGATGACAAATGCCGAATGGGCGGCAATTGCACTTTGGGCGAAGAAAAACGGCACGCTCCCCATGGGTAACAACAATTGGGGAAGCGACTATGAGCATGAGGATGAAAAAGGAATCTGCTTCGACGGATGCAAAGTGCTCACTGGCTCCGGCCCTGACACATGGTCTCATGACCATACCTCACAGGGGATATTTGACCTCAACGGCAACGTATGGGAATGGGTTGGCGGTTTGAGGCTCCTTGATGGGGAAATACAGGTCATAGCGGACAACAACGCCGCAAAGCATGTTGACCAGTCTCCGCAGAGCAGCGAATGGAAGCCGCTGCTCCTAGACGGGGAAAGCATCAAATATTCAGAGACCGAGGACGGAATAAAGGTGACAACCGAGGAGCAGGAAGGCGGCTGGAATGGTTGCCAGTTCTCCGACCTGGAAACCGATATCAAAGTGCCGGACATGATGAAGGCCCTCGGATTATTCCCGGCAGACGATTCCGAACTAACTGACTATTTTTGGGCTGGCTTGAGCGGAGAAAGGCTTCCGGTTCGTGGTGGCTATTGGCGCAGCACCTCCGGCGCGGGCGTGTTCAGCGTGCACCTGCTCAACCCTCGCTCGTTTGTGTACACGTTCATCGGCTTCCGCTCCGCTTTTGTTAACCTATAATCTGAACATTTGTAATCTGTAAAGTGGACGATAGTCCACCAAAAATATGAGGAGGCATTGATATGAAAAGAGTAACCATTGACCCCGGTCATGCTCCGGGAAACGTAAACAAAGGCCCTACCGGATATTATGAATATGCTGGTATGTGGAAGCTTTCAAACTATCTCAAGGACGCCCTTACAAGGTGCGGGATTGCTGTCGGCCTGACAAGGTCGGAAAACGAAGACCCTGACCTGGACGACAGAGGCCAAAAAGCCAAGGGCAGCGACGTCTTTATAAGCGAACACTCCAACGCCGCAAACGGTCAAGTCCGTGGCGTAGAATGTTTCTACTCCGTCCGCATTCCGGCAAACAAAGGATGGGCCGGGAAGCTGTCAGCGGCAGTCTCAAAGCTGATGGGAAACAGTGACCGGGGAGCCAAGACGAGAGAATCCGAGACTACTGCCGGGTATGACTATTACGGAGTTATCCGCTCCGCTGTAGCTGCCGGAGTACCGAATGTATTCCTGATTGAGAACGGCTTCCACGACAACACGTCG